AGCAGAAGATTTAGCAAAACTTAGAGCACAAGCAGGTGGCAATGCTCCCGCACCAGCACCACAAGTTGACTATATAGCAGAAAGTGCAAGTGTACCAGAAGGTTCATTACAAATGGATAGAAACTATAGTGTCAGCGACTTCGCTGCACTTGCTGGTGTAAGTGAAGGACAAAAAACAGGTAGCGCAGGTCAAGCAAAAGGCAAGGATCCTATGCCTAAAACAAGCACACCTAGTGCTTCAGGAGAACAACCTCATCCATTAAAAGATAAACTTGTAGGTGAAGGCGAAGAAGATCGTATTAGTGCATTAGAGCGCAGGATCGAAGCATTAGAAGCAATGCTTAGTGAACGTGAACTTACTAAACCAGAAGAAAAAGAAAAAGAGCGTCTTGTTAAAGGTATGAAGAAAAACAAAGACGATTTCAAAGATCGTTACGGCGATGATGCAGAAGCAGTCATGTATGCAACAGCAACAAAAAATGCAAAGAACAAGAAAACGACACAGACAGCAAGCATAGATATGAGCAGTATAAAAAATCGTTTATACGATGCACTTAATAAAAAACTGGAAGACTAAATGAAACTTACCGAATTGCTTATTGAAGGTGTTCTAGACATATATAGAACACAATTACGTTTAAGTTTGAATGCTCAAGATTATAATGACGCAGCAGTTATTGAATTAAAACGTTCTTTAGCAAGACATGCGTTGGTAATAAGCATGAATCCTAAAAGAGTAGGTGGCTCGGCATGGACAGGACCTATCAATGGTGAATGGACACCTGCTTTAGATAACGCAATTGTAGAATGGAAAAAAAGTATTAACAGACAAGTAGGACGTCCTATACTGTCAGTAGGTCCGAGTATACAAGGCTCCAACGACATAGATTTTTTACTTTATAAAAGACTCAGCAATAACGGTACCCTAGCAATAAACAATCAAGGTAACATAAGAAGTGATCCTAGTCAAGCACCTAGTTTTAAAGGTAGAACATATCAACATGGAAAACTGGGCGATGTTAAGCGTGAAGATGTAATTGATACAAAAAGTTTTATTGAAGGAATTGGTTTTAGTGGTTGGATGATTATATTGAATCATTTAGCAATGGAAAAATACGAAAAACCTACCCAAAGAGAAACTGAAATAAAACGTATGATGCCAATAGTAGAAAGTAGTTATCAACTTTTTCCAGACAAGTGGCGTAACCGTTGGGTGCAAGAAGTTGTTCGTAGTCAAACTCAAGCAAAAGCAACATTAGGTACAGGTGAAACAATGTCTTTTGTTCCTCCTGTTGTTTCAGGTGGACCGGAAAGAGCAGCAAAGGCTTTGTATGATTATTTCAGTAAAATGGCAGTTGGATTATTTCAACTAGAAGAACAACAAAGACAAGAAAAAATAGCACAGCAACAATCAGTGTCTGCTAACCAGCCTCAAATGAATGCAGCAAATCATACTGCTTGGGCGCAAGCAATGCATGAAGCATTGGAAAATAAATTTATTGCAATAGTAACATCTAGAGATGTAGACAATGATATAGATAGTGTAAATCAATTGTTTATGCAACTTAAAACAGCAGCAGATTATGATGCTGTAGAAGCAGCATACAAACAGCAGTTTAACGAAGATTTACAAGAACGTTTAGTTGAAGAATTGGATGATGATGAATATTTGAGAATTGTTAGACTAAGTTTAGAGTCTATTAATAGAATTGCTCCAATTGCAATGTTAGATAATATTCAGTTTGGAGAACAAGCATCGATAGAAGTAACTCATGTAAATAAAAATTACACTATAAACAAAGAATTACAAAACAATGCTGTTGTTGTATTGTTAAACAATAAACCAATAAAAAATGCTATTTTAGAAGATGCAATTTTAAAAGTAGGTATACAACAAACTGGCGGTACTGTTCCAGATTTAAACATTGAAGTAGATGATATTACTTTAGAAGATGCTAAGTTTTTATTTGTAGATGTATTAGATACACAGTATCCAGAAATGGTAGCATGGTATACTAATCAGGCTCCATTTGATGAAATGATTGCTGTTCCATTTGGTGATAGAATGGCAATTGCAAAAACACTAAGAGGTGCAAAATATTTACAAAACGGCATGACCGAAGCCAACTTAAAAATATGGTATGAAAAAGAAGTTAAAAAAGACAGAGAATTTTTGATCGGAACAGCAGATGATCCTGATTCAGCAGCAGTCAATATTTATTTTGATCCTAAGTATGAATCAGAAGGTGCTAGAGGAAGAGCAGGAATATTTACTACAACATTAGATGACGAGGCAGAAGTATCAGAAGAGGAAATGGATCTTATTGATAGATTACATACAAATGACGAAGAAGAATTTAATGATGCAGTCGAAGAACTAGTATCTCTGCCTGATGCTGCTTCACGCATTGAAGATATGTATAGAACATATGATAGTTTACACGGCGAGCCTTTTGAGAATGCATTTGGAGGTGAAGATGCTGTTATCAGAGTGTTAGAAGGAACACTGGAACCAGACGCACCAATGAACAAATTGTTAGGTGTAGCAGATGTAACATTACCGATGATTGCTACAATAACCATAGCAAAACTATTTAAAGATTCAATCGATGGATGGCAAAGTGGCGGCGACAGAGATAGAATGAAACAAATAATCGCTCAAATTAGAAACAAAGCAGATTACGATAGAATAAACGAAGAATATAGATCTCTTGGTGGAGCAGAAGATTTATTGGAAGATTTATATGAAGAAGAAAATACACTAGCAACAGGATTTGGTTGGTTTAATAATTCATTAGCAAAACAATTGGCTAAAAAAATTGGTAAAGAACTTGAATTAGATATACGTAGAAGTGAACTGCCGCCAGCAGTAATTGACAGTTTAAGAAACTTACAGGAAGAACCAACATTAGAACACGCAAAAATCCTAAGAACAAGAACTAATTCTATTAAAGAATTGGATCGTAATCAAGCACAGATTATATTAGAATATATAGACATTATTATCAATGAACGTGGCGAAGAAGTTGAGCCAGAAGTAAGAGAAGAACTTAAAGAATTTGTCAATGAAGTTGCTGAGATTGTTAGAGTAAAAGACGACGAGTGGTATGATAAATGGTTCTATGAACGCTGGTGGAAAAACTTTGCAGGGTGGTTTGATTAAAAATGTTTGCTCAGTCAATACAAGACTGGATAGAAAACTTTTTATGCAAAGATAATATTGCATTTAACAATATGCCGCCTTGTCCATTTGCAAAGCAAGCAATGTTAGATGATAAAATAGTTTATCATGAACTACAACCTATACATTTACCAATGGGTGATTATTTTGTAGCAGAACTAGAAAACTTTAGTTACCATTGGCCAAAGGGTAAAGAAGTTGTTGTAATAGGCACACATCCACAATATATTTCATCCGAAGAATTATCACTGTCGGTAGAACGTGCTACCTCAATATTCTTAAAAACTAGAGGTTATATTGCATTAGAAGATCATCCTGATGCAGAAGAAAAAGTTTTAGACGTTTGTGTAAATCAAGGCAAGTATGCACTTGTATTATTACAAGAACGTGACAAACTACAACGTGCAAGAAAAATTTTACAAAAACAAGACTACTATAAATACTGGACTGAAGAGTATTATAAAGAAGTAGTTGATGATATGTAGAATAGATTTAACAAAAATAAAATACAAACAAATTGATTTTGTGCTACTTGGTTTACAGGACTTTCCTAAGTGCGAAGAGATATACAAGCAATATATAGAACACAATGATATAGAAAATCCGCATCCTGTATTTGAAGAAGAATGGAATACTGAAGCCAAATACAATGCAGACGTTATAGGATATTATGATAACGATGATCTTGTTGCATGGAGTTTGACTTATAAATTTCCAAGTAAACAAACAGTAATAGCAGATCAATTTGCATGGAATTATTCTAATCCAAAATTAAAACTAGGTTATAAATCAATACGTAGTGAATGTGCTTATTACAAATCGCAAGGATTTAAATATTTTATATTAGGAGATCCTGATAAGTACAAAGAAGAACTACAAGGTTATGAAATAATAGAAAGAGGTATGGATGGCATTTTTAGTACATAATTTACCGCTTCAAAGTGTATATGTACGTAAAGAGTTTTTGTACGATCACGAACGTGGGCACGGAGAGTTTACACCAGGCGTTTGGGTGAGTGTAAAAAGCACCGAAGCAAAAGCATTATACTTTGAAACACTATTGACAGATTATGGAGCATTGTATGATAAACTACCTATCTCAGCGTTTGTATGGAAAACTGATCACGGCGAACTACTTCCGCTTGATGTTCTTCAGTTGTGGGATTGTTTTGATTACGACATCACCGTTATCCAAAAACCATTATTGTCACGATGCGAATTTTTTGGTAAGGACAGACGTATGCATCCAGGAGAATATTGTTTTACAATAGACAATGCACATAGAGATAAAAATTATCTTGACAGTAATTTTAGTGAACACGATCCTGAACATAAAACTTTCAACATAATAAAATTAGACAACGGTCAATTTGCTGCTCAGCCAAACAATAGAGTTATCTGGCGTGATAGTTCCTTAACACCAGAAAACTTATTAACACCTGATTTCAAAGTTTGCACACAAAATTACAAAGTTGAAACAGAACCTAAATGGAGCGTAGGACATACTGACGAATGGCAGTATAAAACACTTGACGAAGAGTCAGAAACATAGTAATATTAACAGATAACTAAGGAGTAATATATGAGCGATAGAGTGTATGGCCAAGAAGAAAAGGCCAAACTAGAACGCCTGGTGAAAGAAGGTGTTACTGTATTACAAGAAATTGAAGATTTGCAGGGCGGATTAAAAGAAACAATCAAAGCAGTTGCAGAAGAATTAAGTGTAAAACCGAGTTTGATTAACAAAGCAATCAAAGTTGCACAGAAACGTGATTGGAGCCGTGTTGCAGATGAGTTTGAAGATCTAGAAACACTTGTTGCTACAACAGGATACGATAAAGACGCCTAATGTACCGTATATTTGACGGTGCGTTTAACATCACCAATGTTTGTAATTTAACTTGCAGTGGTTGCGAAAGTTTTAACAATTTTAACTTTCGCAATCATTTTCGTTTTGACGATTACAAAGACTTATACAAACGTTGGAGTGAAATAGTAAGTATAAATGTAATTACATTACATGGTGGTGAACCTTTTACTAATCCTGATATTTTAAACTGGGCTGCTGGATTAAAACATTTGTGGCCCGATGCTGTGAAGCACTATGTTAGCAGCAACGGTAGTTTGTTAAAAAATCACATAGATACTGCAAAACAATTATTAGATTTAGGTTGGTATATTGATATAAGTATACATGACACTAATTTAACAAAAGACATCGAAAACAGCATAAAAGAGGTTTTAAATGAAAAACCTTATAAAATTGTAAATTTTGAGGATGAGGTACGATATGTAGCACATAATAGCAATCATCCATACTTTATATTGTACCAAACTACAGATTTTATAAGCAGCGCCAAAAAAGGCGTTAAAAACAATAAATGGCAGTTTCATAGAAGTAACAGTACATTAGCACACAAAGTATGTTTAGGAGGAGAACCGCCTTGTACACACTTTAACAAAGGACTTATGTATCAATGTCATTTAACTAGTGTAAGTGCAGATTTAATACAACAGTTTCCTTTAGAAGATCATGCAATAGATTTATTGCAACAGTACAAGCCGGCACATCCAGATGACGACTTGACAGAATTTTTTGAAAAACTACACAAGCCTATGCCACAGTGTACATTATGTCCGCAAAGTGCAAAAACACATTGTATTGCGCCACTTGCTACAAAGAAGGAGAGTGCATGGATCTAGTGACAAGTACAATATTTGAACCAACAGTACGTTTGGATATTGATATTAAAAGTTTAAAAGACAAACAATTTGATAAACTGCACGTATTAGGCTGGAGCGAAGAAGGTGTAGCATATGAATTTATACGTCATATGATATTGCGTGATGACGAAGAGCGTGAGATACTACACGATTTATATACAAGCAATAGATTAATATATCATTGTAACATTATTCATCCAAGACACAATGATAGTAGTTTTCATAAGCCTTGGCCAGAATTTGATCAGTTTTTAGGCTGGCAAGAATACAAAGAAGTACCACATACACCCGAACAGTTGTATCATTTGCAAACACTAACATATAGGCCCCACAAAGACACGCTAGTAGAAAGGTTGCTCAACGCAGATTTAGATGGCGAAATATACTACAAACGATTAGAAGATATTTGGGACAAGATACCTAATACTCCTGATTGGCACAAACAGGTAGATAGATTTGTAGAAAGCAAAGACTTTGATCCAGACTTTGTGTTTGACAGTGATACAAATCCTCCACCGCCTGTGGATGTTTGGAAGCGTAGTTTATTCCTTATTACACCAGAAAGCACAGATGAAATCGTGTTGCACACAGAAAAAACATGGATGCCTATGTTGTGGAAAATGCCTAGCATACTTGTTGGCGCAAAGGATCTAAATACCACACTAGAAGACAAAGGTTATAAATTGTTCCATGATGTAATAGATTATGAGTTTGATAGCCTAAATACAATGGAACAGCGTATAGAAGTTTTAATAGAACAGTTACAAAAAATCAAAGATTACAAAGGTGCAGCAGAACAAATGGCAGAGGTTTGTGAATATAATCACAACAAATTTGTAAATGATATTGCATATGGTGACAAACCCGATGTAATCAGTATGGAAGCAGAATTTACACCAGACGCACAAAAAATAATTGCCGTAATAAACAAAGCAGTAGAACAAGCAAAACAGTTGACAAAAGGAAAAAATATAGTATAATGAATAATAAGGAGACTCCATGCCATACGTAGATGCATTTTTTGACAGAGACGCTGATATTATTCGTGCAGTAGAACGCAAAGACGGAAAGCGTCTGTATAACGAATATCAAGCAAAATACACTTGGTATTATGAAGACCCACGAGGCAAATACAAAAGCATCTTTGGTGATCAACTGCAACGTGTAGTGTGTAAAAACACAAAAGACTTCCGCAAAGAACTTGCTATAAACAAAGGCAAGAAGATGTTCGAATCGGATGTAAATCCAATATTCCAATGCTTGAGTGAAAATTACTTGAACCAAGATGCACCAAAGTTGAACGTGGCGTTTTGGGATATCGAGACAGACTTTGATCCAGAGCGTGGCTTTGCTCCAGTCGAAGATCCGTTTATGCCAATCACTGCAATTACAGTGCATTTGCAATGGCTTGATATGTTGATTACAGTTGCTATGCCGCCCAAAGGCCTTCCAATGGAAGAAGCAGCAGCAATGTGTAAAGAACGTTGGGGCGATAATTGTATATTATATCCTAATAGTAAACAAGGCGAAGGACAAATGCTTGAAGCATTCCTTGACTTGATTGAGGATGCAGATATTCACAGTGGTTGGAACAGTGAAGGTTATGATGTTCCATACACAATTAACAGAATACAACGTGTGTTGAGCAAGGATGACACAAGACGTTTTTGTTTATGGGGACAGTTGCCCAAGCGTAGAGAATATGAAAAGTTTGGCAAGATGAGCGAAACATATGATACTATTGGTAGAGTGCATATGGACTATCTCAACTTGTATCGCAAGTACACATATGAAGAACGACACACATATAGACTAGATGCTATTGGTGAAATGGAAGTTGGTGAAAACAAGACTGTGTATGAAGGTACACTTGATCAACTTTACAACAATGACTTTGAAACATTTATTGAATATAATAGACAAGACGTTGCATTGCTTGATAAACTGGATAAGAAACTACGTTTCATTGATCTTGCAAATGAAATTGCACACGACAACACAGTGCTATTACAAACAACAGCAGGCGCAGTTGCAGTTACTGAGCAGGCTATTGTTAATGAAGCACACAGACGTGGTATGCAGGTTCCTAATAGAGCGAATCACGAGGGCAACACAGCCGCCGCAGGTGCATATGTAGCATTTCCAAAAAAAGGCGTACACGAGTGGATTGGCAGCATGGATTTGAACAGTCTATATCCAAGTATTATTCGTGCAATGAATATGGCTCCAGAAACTATTGTAGGACAAATACGTCCTGACTTGACAGATGAGTTTTTGCATAATGCAACCACACTGGAAAAGAAAAGTTTTGCAGGTGCTTGGGAAGGCAAATTTGCTACACTAGAATATGATGCTGTAATGGAACAACGCAAAGATGTATCGTTGCACTTGGACTTGGAAGATGGTAGTAGCCATGTGTTAAGTGGTGCAGAGATTTACAAACTTATTTTTGACAGCAATCAACCATGGATGCTTAGTGCTAATGGTACAATCTTCACTACAGAAATTGAAGGTGTGATTCCGGGGTTGCTAAAACGTTGGTATGCTGAACGTAAAGAACTACAAGCAAAGATGCGTAAAGCAATTGATGCAAACAACAGTACAGAAATAGCGTTTTGGGATAAACGTCAGTTGGTTAAAAAGATTAACTTGAACAGTTTGTATGGCGCTATTTTGAATCCTGGTTGTAGATTCTTTGATAAACGTATTGGACAATCAACTACGCTTACTGGTAGACAGATTGCAAAACATATGAGTGCAGAAGTTAACAAGATTATTACAGGTACGTATGATCATGTAGGCAAAGCAATTATATATGGCGATACAGACTCTGTTTATTTTAGTGCATATCCTGTACTCAAAGATGAGATTGCAGCAGGAACAGTGCCTTGGGGCAAAGACAATGTTATTACATTGTATGACCAACTTTGTGAACAAGCAAACACAACATTCCCAGACTTTATGCGTGATGCATTCCATTGCCCACGTCCACGAAGCGAAGTTATTGCAGCAGCAAGAGAAGTTGTTGCAGACACAGGCTTGTTTATTACAAAGAAACGTTATGCAGTGCGTGTTTATGACTTAGAAGGCGATAGAAAAGACAAAGAAGGTAGTTTAGGTAAAGTTAAGGCAATGGGCTTGGACTTGAAACGCAGTGATACACCTGTGTTTATGCAAGACTATTTGAAAACGTTACTAGACATGGTGTTAGATCTAAAGCCAGAAAAAGAATTGCTAGAAAGCATTACAGACTTTAGACGTGAATTCAAAGAACGCCCAGGCTTTGAAAAAGGTTCACCTAAACGTGCAAACAAAATTGGACATTATCAACGTCTTGAAGAAAAGCAAGGCAAAGCAAATATGCCAGGACACGTTAGAGCAAGTATTAATTGGAATACACTCAAGCGTATGAATGGCGACAAGTATTCGCAAGACATTGTAGATGGTATGAAAGTTATTGTTTGCAAATTAAAGCAAAATCCGTTACAATATACTAGTGTTGCGTATCCAACAGATGAACTCCGTATTCCGGATTGGTTCAAAGAACTGCCGTTTGATGGCGATGCAATGGAAGAAGTTATTATTGACAACAAATTAGGCAACCTTATTGGTGTGCTGAACTATGACTTAGAAAGCACAAAACAAAACAACACATTTAACACGCTATTTGAATGGGGTTAATATGGAAAGAATTGAAGGATATAAAGAACGTATAGTACAAGTAGATGGCGACACTGCAAAGTGTAGTGGTGATAATAATGATCATCCACTAGTATATATAAAAGTACCGCATGAAGGTTATGCAGTTTGTAACTATTGTGATATTAAGTTTGAAAGAAAACAGCAATGAAAGTAGGATTTACATGTAGTACATTTGATTTGTTACATGCAGGACATATACAAATGTTACGTGAAGCAAAAGAACAATGCGATTATTTAATATGTGCATTGCAAATGGATCCAAGTGTAGATAGAGAAGAAAAGAATGCTCCTGTGCAAACCATTGTAGAGCGTTATACACAACTCAAAGGTGTAAAATATGTAGATGAAATTATACCATATGGCACCGAAAAAGACCTAGAAGATATATTGACAATGTATCATATAGATGTTAGAATACTAGGAGAAGAATACAGAGACAAAGATTTTACTGGCAAGGATATTTGCCGTAAACGTGAAATAGATCTGTATTTCAACAAACGTGACCATCGCTTTAGCACAAGCGATCTTAGACGAAGGGTATGTGAAGTATAATGTGGACACTTTTTATTATTAGTTTTGTTGCAGACTTTGACGAGTACAAAGTTACAAAGTTTAACAGTTATATCACTAGCCAGCAATGTGAAATTAATAAAGCAGTGTTGGAAAAAACATTTACAGAAGACGAAAAGGTAGTATGCGTACATGAATAAATTTATTTTTGATGTTGACGGAACACTTACTCCTAGTAGACAAGTCATTGATCCTACGTTTAAAGAGTTTTTCTTACAATTTATAAAAGACAACAAAGTATGGCTAGTAACTGGTAGTGACTATGCTAAAACTGTAGAGCAACTTGGCAAAGAAATCTGCGAATCAGTTGTTACTGTTTATAACTGTTCAGGCAATGATGTATACCTTAAGGGCAAACGTGTAAATGCAAAGTCATTCGAAGCACCAAAAGAACTATACGATTTAATGCAAGGTTGGCTACAGGGTAGTAGTTTTCCACTACGTACAGGTAATCATATCGAAGAACGTATGGGTACAATTAACTTTAGTATTGTAGGCCGTAACTGTACAATAGGAGAACGCAAACTATATGTTAAGCATGATGAAAATATGCGAGAGCGAGAAACTATCGCTCATCAAATTAACAGCGAGTTTCCTGATATAACTGCAACAGTAGGTGGAGAAACAGGTATTGATATCTATCGCAAAGGATGTGATAAAAGTCAAATACTAGAAGACTTTAATCAAAATGATAAAATTTATTTCTTTGGAGATAAAATAGAACAAGGCGGCAACGATTGGCCGTTAGCAGCAAAACTACACAAAAAAGGTTGTTTTAATGTTAAAGACTGGCGTGACACAATGGAAAGATTACAACACTTTCAAGAGGCAAAGATAGCAGCATGATTATAGCAGGGTATGGCTTTGTAGGAAAAGCACATGAATTATTATTCAAGAATCATAGAAGAGAAATTATAATACACGATCCTGCAAAAGGATATAATGCAGACTTTGACAATACAAGTGCAGTTATTATATGTGTAGCAACACCGCAAGCCGATGACGGTACTTGTGATATGAGTGCAGTGTTTGATGTTGTTTCTAAATGCAGTAATACAACACCAATATTAATCAAAAGTACAATAAGTTTGCAAGGTTGGCAGGAACTAAAAGAACGCTTTCCAGAACATAGACTATGTTTTAGCCCAGAATTTTTGCGAGCAGCAAACTTTATGAATGATATTAAAGAATTAGATCATATTATACTAAGTGGCGATACAGATTATTGGCGTGATCAAGTAAGTTATAATTGGCCTAAAATGAAATTAACTATTGTACAACCAGAAGAAGCAATTGCAATCAAATATTTCCGTAATGCATTCCTTGCTACAAAAGTTAGTTTCTTTAATGAAATATACGATTTCTGTAATGCATACGACATCAACTTTGATAATGTTAGAGCCGGCGTAGGTGCAGATAATCGTATTACAAATAGCCATACTTTGGTGTATCCTGAAGATGGTATAAGAGGCTGGGGAGGTTTTTGCTTTCCAAAGGATACTAGTGCGCTATTAAAAATGGCAGCAGAAAAGAAAATAAATCTAAATACACTAAGTGCAGCAGTGTACTACAACACAAAATTAAAACTTGACAAAGACAAATAAAGGCAGTATTATACTTAAAACGGAGACAAATATGCAAGATATTCTACAAGACATTGTAAGCCATACACACAAACTTGGCTTTATTACAACACTAAAAGTTACAGCGGAACAAGATACACAAATTGAAAGTATGGCAGATGATCGTAGCGTTATTATGTTTGCTACAACACATTCACCAGTAGGTGAATTTACAGGCACTTTTGGTATGCCTGACTTAGGCAAATTAGATTATCATTTGAAAAATCCAGAATATAGAGAAAATGCAACTATTGAAGTTGTACAAGCAGAGCGTAACGGAGAAGTTATGCCAACGCATATTCACTTTGAAAATAAAGCAGGCGATTTTGAAAACGATTATCGTTTTATGAACAAAGCAATTATTGAAGAAAAACTAAAAAGTGCTAAATTTAAAGTAAACACTTTTGATGTTGAAATTCAACCAAATATGGCAGCAATTGCACGTATGAAGTTAATGGCAGGAGCACATAGCGAGGAAGCGGTATTCCAAGTAAAAACCGAAGACGGCAATCTAAACTTTTACTTTGGTGACGAAGCAACACATGCAGGTTCATTTACATTTGAACACGGTATAGGTGGAACACTAACACATACTTGGGCTTGGCCAGTTGCACAAACTATTGCTATCTTGAACTTGGATGGTGACAAAACAATGAGCATCACAGACCAAGGCGCTATGAAGATTAGTGTAGACAGCGGTATGGCAAAGTATGACTACATCCTACCGGCACAACAAAAATAATGAAGACTAATCTTACTGAAACACAAAAAGATTATGCTGTATTTTTGCCTAGTATTAGTGGCTTTTATGCTACGTTTGTAGGCAAACAACGTTTTGGAGAATACGTTGATTACAATCGTGTTCCACCTGGATTAAATGGCGTAGAAGGTCTTAACTTTTTAAATACTAAAGAAGGAGCGTTTCACTACAAGTGGGCGCTCTATTCTGCAGGACATGCTGATTTAGATGTAAACAAACACGTAGAAAAAGAAGATATGCTACGCAACCGAGATAGAGATAATTCATGGTTGCTAGGTGATAGTGGTGGATTCCAGATTGCAAAAGGTTTGTGGGAAGGTGATTGGACAGATCCTAATTGTCCAAAGGCAGCAAAGAAACGTGAACTGGTTGTAAACTGGATGGAAGAGTATATGGACTACGGAATGATGTTGGATATTCCAACTTGGACATTCCAAGATCCTAAAGCAGCAAAAGCAGCAAACATTCACAGTTATCAAGATGCTGTAGATGCAACACACATCAATGCAAAGTATTACATGGCTAATAGACGTGGCAACTTCAAAGTGCTAAACGTATTGCAAGGCAGTAATCATGCTGATGCAGACAGTTGGTATGAAGAATTCAAAGACTATTGTGATCCTGCAAAGTATCCAGACACACACTTTAATGGCTGGGCAATGGGTGGTCAGAACATGTGTGATGTTGACTTAATATTGCGTAGACTTGTGCATCAAATACATGACGGTTTACTTGAAGAAGGTGTGCATGATGTTATGCATTTCTTAGGCACAAGTAAATTAGAATGGGCTGTGTTGCTTACAGATATCCAACGTGCAGTACGCAAGTATCACAACAAAAACTTTATGATTACATATGACTGTGCAAGCCCTTTTTTAGCAACAGCAAATGGACAAGTGTATCATACTATACGTATTGAAGATCGTGGCAAATGGAGTTACATGATGTCTCCAGGTGCTGATGATAAGAAATATGCAACTGATTCACGTATGTTTAAAGATACACTAGAAGCAGATGGCATACTAAAAGCATTTGAAGATTCCCCAATCAGTAAAGAATGTAAAGTTAGCGATATATGTTATTATAAACCAGGCGATTTGAACAAGATTGGTAAAGAAGGTAGAACATCGTGGGACTCATTCAGTTATGCACTGCAAATGGGTCACAATGTATGGATGCACATTGAAAGTACGCAACGTGCAAACGAACGTTATGACACAGGAGAGTTTCCGTATATGTTGATTGACGAACGTTTTGAACGCATCGAATTTAAACAAGTAGTTGATGAAATTTTTAGTCTTAATGATAGACAAAAAAGTTTAGATCTAATTACTAAATATTCAAAGTTCTGGATGCAAGTTATTGGAACAAGACTTAATGTTGGTAAAAAGACAGTAAACGCCAGCACAAAGTTTGGAGAACTATTTGAGGAGGTATAATGTCAGATACCAATATAGAAAAACTTAAAGCACATTTAGATGAATTAAGAAAAAAACATAAAAAGTTAGACGAAGAAATTGATATGCTTTCTACTCATCATATAAGTGCAGAACTCCGAAAAATGAAAACAAAAAAACTTTGGATTAAAGATGAAATATACAGAATAGAAAGACAACTAATATCACTAGGGGAAACTAGTATCAATGGATATCACTGAAAAGAAAGCACGTTTAGAAAATTTAGAAATGGCACTCGAAGAGGTTAATAAAATCATTGACACAATGGAAGAAAAGTGCTATCCTAAAGAACAAATCAACGAATATTATAAAAAACGTTGGGACTTATGGAACGAACAATATAAAGTGAAAAACTTATGAAACGAATTTATGACCAAGGAACAAAAGACGATGTATCTATGTTTATAGGTACTGAAGTAGAACATACACCACAGTATGGAAAGAAAACGCTGTTTGTTGTAGGTGTAAAAAATGTTGATGAAATTATGAGTATTGCAGACGAATATGGATGTAAGCATATTTACTGTGGTGCAAACATGAGTTTCAATGTTACTAGCAACACTGCAAGTCAATGGGAACCTTGGGAATCCATGGTATTTCCATTGTTGAAAGAAGGATATTGGGTAACATTGGATATCGATGTTTCGCAGATTGAAGGATTGCTAGAAAGTGGATTTACTGAATACAATCGCTTTATTCCGATGATCAGTGTTAGATTGCCATATATTGATCAACTTGGATACAATGCTTGTCTAAAAGTAGATGACAAAGATTTTGATGCAAGTAACCCAGGCGTATGGGTTCATAGACTGCATGATTTAAAAGAGAAGGCTGTTTTTACAGATTGGTCTAAATACACCACAGATGAAGTAATTGCTTGACAATATGTCACAAGAACGTTATTATACATATATGCAAAGGCGCATGAGAGAAGAGGACGCTAAATTGAGTATTACACATAGATTAGACAACGCAAAACGAAGTATCTGGGTAACCTTTACTAAAGAAGGTATTCACAAATATCCAGCAGCACTTGACGATCCTGCGTTGGCAACAGGTGATGAATACGATGTAAGTTTCTTAGGATATCCGCATCGTCATACATTTCACTTTAAAGTACAAATTCAAGTAACACACAATGACAGAGATATTGAATTTATTCAATTCAAACGTTGGTTGGAAAACTTGTACAAAGATGATGTACTACAATTAGATTACAAGTCATGCGAAATGATCGCAGATGATTTGTACTTACAGATTAACGACAAATATCCCGGCCGGTTTGTTGTTATTGATGTCGCCGAAGATGGCGAAAACGGCTGTCAAATTGTTTACCCATAATTAAGAAGGAATAAGGTAAATGACTATCAAAAATCCGGTAGTAAATAAAGTGTTCAACGATCTTGAAGATTTCAAAGAATATTGTACAACAGAATTGGATCGTTTTGGCAATCCAATTCCATTTAATGAAGCCAATATGTACAACGATAAATCGTGGACTTGGAATGCATACAAAAAATGGCGGAATTGGCAACGTAACAAACAACGTTTTAAAGGACGTAGATAATGCGTAAACTATTTTACATGGGCTTGGAGCCTTACGAAGGACGTTACACACTTCAGTTGCAAGACTGGAGTGAACGTGTATTCAAGACACGTGGTATTGATTACACAATTGTTCCAGGTACAACTATTGATAACACAAAAGCAATTCAAGTAGGTCAAGTGCTAGATGCACATGGCCGTTCCTACTTTGCGATGTCGCAAATGATGAACTTGGTGCAAATGATGCGCAACGGTGAAGTAACAGGCGAAGACGTTATCTTCTTTGAAGATATGTTTCAACCTGGTATGGAGTCGTTGCCTTACATTATGGATCAGATTCCAGCAGAACAACAGCCGCAAGTTTGGATTCGTTGTTTAGCACAAGCAGTTGACCCAGATGACTTTGTGCATGTTTGGGGTATGGGCAAGTGGATGAGTTTGTATGAAGAAATGTGCAACGAGTTTGTTACTGGCGTACTAGCAAGTAATGAAGAAATGGTTGCTAACATGAAGATTGCAAACTGGAAAGCGCCTATCTACAACATCAGCGGACTTGCATTTGATAAAACAGAAGTTGCTTTACGTGTTGGAGAAATAAACAATTGGGAAAAGCGTGACAATCGTGTAGTGTTTGCAGCACGTTTTGATCAAGAAAAACAACCAGACTTTTACATGGATATGATTGAAGAATGGTATGGAACACCTGGTACAGCAGATGTAGAGTTTTGTATACTCCAGGGCGGACCTTTGCGTAGTAATAATCCACAATACATCGAACGTGCTCGTAAGATGGAAGAACTTGGATTACTTACAATTTATGAAAACTTGCAAAAGAATAATTACTACGATATTGTAAATAATAGTAAAGTATTGTTTAATTGTGCATTGCAGGATTGGACAAGTAATACTGTGAGTGAAGCAGACGCACTAGGATGCAATGTGTTATTCCCTGCTTATCGCAGTTTTCCAGAAATTTTTGCCAATGATCATACACGTATGTATGTTCCGTGGAGTATAGAAGATGCAATGAATAAATTGACACCTTTGCTAAACGCACCACACAAAGACTTAGGCAAAATTTCTGATTGGACCAGTGCAACTATTGATCGTTACATTGACATAATGCAAGGTAATGGTGAGCAGTGGCGCCGTGATAGCAATCGTTACAGAGATCAAGTAGCGGTTGCAAAGTATTAAAACAAGAAGGAGAAATAATTGTTTAAAGATATTGATAAAAGTATGATGATTAAACTTGCCTTATTGCATGTTGTTGTCGTCATAGTAAGTAATGCTTTGGTTAGTATTCCAGTTGAATTTTTTGGAGTAAAACTAACCTGGGCTGCATTTACATTCCCTATTGTTGTTCTTGCAACAGATCTTACAGTGCGTATGCTAGGTAAGAACATTGCACGAGCAACTATCGCAGCAGCCTATCCGCTTGCTATTATTGGTAGTATTGCAGTAGTATTGCTAGAAGGTGCACCGCAGAGTGTTGCACTACGTATCGGCTTTGCAAGTGCTACAGCATATGCAGTTGGTACAATGCTAGACGTATATGTATTCCAATACTTGCGTGAAAAGTATCGTGCATGGTGGTTAGCACCGGCATTGTCAACTATTGTTGCAAACGTAATTGATAGTTATACATTCTTTGCAGTTGCATTCCATAATAGCGCAGATGAATATATGGCAGCAAACTGGATGGAAATTGCAGGATCGCAAACTGTACTAAAGATTGCAGTAGGATTGATTATCTTCCTACCAGCATACGGATTGCTATTAAAAGCATTATCAGGAAAACTAAGAGAGCAATAAAAGGCGGAAACAAAATATGAACTTTTTAGATTTTGTTAAAACACAACCGTTTTTTTGGAAAAGTGCAGCGTCTATTTTAGATGCTGTGCTTACCAAAGGAATAGATGACACTTATACAAGAGCAGAAAGAGAAATGATTTTTGCTTACATCAGTGAAGACAATGGTTGTGAATTGTGTGCAAAAAATCACAGTGACTTAGCATATAGTCTCGGTTTTGATGATAGTTTTACAAAAGACACATATGTTGACGAAAACATTGACAAGATTAACAATGTACGTTATATTAGTGCAGTGGCTAAAATGTATAATCATTTGGTCAATGAATTTGGAATTACACAAGCAAACGAATCAGACGAAATGTTAAAAGATACACAAAAGGCAAATGGATACGCTTCATGAAAGTATTAGTTACAGGTGCAAGCGGTTACATTGGTAGTCATGTTTGTAAACTATTAAAAGAGCACGGACATACAGTTTTCGGTTGGGATACAGAAATCCACAGCGAAACAAACGATGTGCTTGCATACTGTGACTATTACGACAAAGTAGACATAACAGGTAATCATGTACCTTTTGATATATACGATGCTGCTGTACATTTAGCAGGACGCAGTGTAGTACCTGACAGTTTACGTGAACCAACAGAGTACTATCGTGTAAATGTTATGGGTACTGCTAACTTGTTGGATCGTGTAGAAACCCCACATGTACTATTTGCTAGTACAAGTAGTGCTTGGGAAATGGCATCACCATATGCACGTAGCAAAGTGGCAGCAGAAGATGTAATCAAGGAGAAAGCCAATGGATACACTATCTTTAGATTTTTTAACGTATCTGGTACTGACGGGCATAATCGTCAATTGGGCGTTCCTACCCATCTTATTCGTGTTGCTGCTATGGTGGCTGCTGAGAAATTACCCAACATTAAGATCTTTGGTACGGACTATGATACTAGGGATGGTACTTGTATTCGTGATTATATTCATGTTGTTGATTTGGCTAGTGCCATTGTCAACGGAGTCGAGCGTGGTCCCGCTAATACGGACTACGAATGTCTCGGTAGCAACGTTGGATACAGTGTACGAGAAGTAATCAGTACTATGGAGCAAGTAACTGGTAAAAAGTTAAATATCGTTGAAGCAGGTCGTAGAGCGGGCGATGCTGTTGCAAGCGTAGTTGATAATCTAAGCGATTTAGTTACACTAGAAAAAAGTATCGAAGATATGTGCTTAGACCAATATAAATTGGAGATTGGTAAAAATGGATGAACTTATAAAATACTCTAGAGAAATTATGACTCATATGGACAACGGTGATTTGATGAGTTGCTACAGTCTTTTTGAATCTAACATCCGCGGTATATTAGATGATTTAGATCCTAATGACGATTTTGTAAAATTATGGATTACACAAAAGTCATATGTAGATGACGAAGATTGGGCATCAGTTATGGCAAATATAGAACAAATTAGAGAGGCATTAGATGCGTGATCATACTGGAGATACAGTAACCATTAGTTTATCTGACTTTGACGAATCAGGAATGAATTGTGAGGACGTATACACATTAACCGCAAGTAGTATGGATGTGAGCAATATAACAACTAGTACAATAGACACTAGTGCAATTGATGATTTGATATCTATAGACGATTTAACTATTACCCTAAATGATCCTGTAGAGTTTGAAGATCGTATGCCAGATGTTTCAAAAGTAGAAGATATGTGCAATGACTATCCAGCACTAGCACAAGCATACGACAAATTCAAAACAATGTATGCACTAGTTCATCAAGACTGGAAAGGCAGACAAGAAGACAATGAGCCTCCTTTTTAACATACCGCCAGTATGGAATATGGACAGATATAAAGCGTTAGATTATAAATTAGATATACACAAAGTACAAGAAGATAATCAACGCTATATTGACGCAGGGCATCTAAAAGATGCCTTGACTCTTTATAATTACTTTGAACCAAATCCAATGCCACACAGCATCGAATATATCAAAAGTTATTTTCCTGATTTAGAAAATATATCAGTTGCAGTTAACCTGTTCAAGCCTGGTCAGTATATTCCAATACATTCTGATAGATATGGTGCATATAAAAAACACAACGGTATTACAGAAGATAAAATAATTAGTAGATACATAATAATGTTAGAAGATCATGTACCAGGACAGATGTTAGATATTGCAGGAAGTATTTACACAGGATGGCGTGCAGGCGATGTGTATTGTTGGGAAGATAATACTCCACATACATTTTATAATTTAAGTACAAAGGATAGGTATGCAGTCCAAATCACAGGTACAATATAATACATTCTTAGATAGAATGCTTATTGTAAATATAAACAATAATAAGTTATTCATTACAGATACGTTTGAAGAGACTCATATAAGCAAGCATATTGGTATTAATCAAGTATATCAAGATGGAATTTTGAAAAAATTAAATAAAAATTATATTGCTGTTCATGACATGGGAACCATACCCTATCTTGAAAAATTTATATTAAATAGTTTCGAAAGAAATATATGCAACAAAGAAGGTTTATATATTTTTTGCACAGAACAAATAATACATACAAATGTAAAGAAACAAAAAATAAATCTTGAAAATTTTGAAAAGTTGCCTAATATGAAAATAGACTTTCAACACACAGATGGAGATATTATATGGTCACCTGAATTAGAAAGTATAGAAATATTTGTTAAAAACAACAATTTAAAAAATGTAAAAGTTTGTGTCAGTTGTTATGATCAATTAAGTTTATATAACTATTCCTTTGATGTTATTAGATGGGATGCTACTATTAATGCATTATCTAGTATTATGCACACAGTGAAAAGACCTACACAAATTTTTAAAAGTCAAAATATTGAAAAACGATTTTGGTGCGGTAATTGGGGGTACCGTCCCCATAGACATCTAGTAACAGCATTTGCAAGCACTTTAGATACACTTTATAGTTGGGGATACACCGATAACAATAATAATCTTTTATCTCATATATGGTTTGATTACAATAGTTTTAAACATAAAGAACAATTGTTAAAAGGATATCTTAATCTACGTACATCATCAATTGACTTACCTGTAGGAGAAGAAGAAATTACAGGAAGTATATATGATATGGTAATTAGACCTAAAACTGCACCTGCAGGTCCAGATATTTTACAATATAGTTCAGAAGAATTATTTGATAACACGTTTGTGAGTATTGTAAATAGTACTTCATTTGGTGAGCCTTTTCCTGTATACGATGAGAAACCTCTTAATGCAATTATTAACTATAGGCCTTTTATACTAGTAGGTCCTCCAGGTAGTTTAGAACTTATGCGAAAAGATGGATTTAAAACATTTGGTGACTTTTGGGACGAAAGTTATGATCAAGAATGGAATCATAAAACTCGTTTAGAAATGATATTTGATTTAATGCTTGAAATTAATGATTGGAGCATAGAAAAATGTCAACAAACGCATACACAGATGGAAGAAATTTTAAAACATAATTACAATAATATAAACTATGACTTGCAAAGCACTATATAACCATACAAATATTAGGGGAGGTAACCGTGTGTATCCCTGTTGCCGTTATAAGCAACCTATACAGACATTTGACGGTAATATAGACAATATACTACACAGCGATGAATACAAAAGCCTAAGAGAAAACTGGAGTATAAATGATCCAAACTGTGCTAAGTGTATGCACGAAGAAATACTAGGCAAAGAAAGTTTAAGACAAAGATTCAACGAAGAATACAGCACAGAAACTGTTGAACTAAAATATTTAGAAGTTGGCTTTGATAACATATGTGATTTAACCTGCGACGGTTGTTGGGAAGAATGGAGCAGTGCATGGTGGGCAAAAAAGAATCCAAACTTGCCACCTAAGCAAGGAATAACAAGCACTGAAGAATTTGTAAATATTCCAGACACAGTAGATAAAGTTGTATTCTTAGGTGGCGAACCACTTATGACTAATAGACATCGAAAGTTCTTGGAGTCATTTGACACCTTAGAAAACTTACAAGTAGAATACTTTACAAACGGAATGCATAAATTAGTTGAAGAAGATTATCAATTATTGTCTCAATGTAAAGGTGTACATTTTACTGTGAGTATAGATGGAGTTGGTGCGCTCAACGAAGAAGTTAGAGGCAACAGTATTTGGAGTAAAGTTGTTGATACTTT